CGCAAGTGGCAGGGTCGACTGGTCGGTAAGGAGGTAACCTTTGAGGCGATTGAGGACACAAAAGGCGTAAGCTATCGGTATGTCGGAAAATAAGGACATAACCCTGGATCGCAGATGGTGCAGGGAGCAAACCAATAGGTTAGCTAGTTGGGAGATACTTCGGCGGTACGTTTTGCACCAAACTCGGCTGCCGATGACCAATGAAGAGATGTGTGATACAATAGGCGTATCATCGAGTTATACTATCCGTTTGCTCAAAGGAATACAAAAAAGAATAAACACAGAAGATGCTGAATGATTCAATTTCTGAGTCCTTGACTTACCTCCAGGACGAACCCGATATCAAGACTCTCCGTTACGCTTATGACCAGACGGTAACGGAGCTTGAATCCTATTTTGACCTATGTCGTACGAGCTACGACGATCGGCGCAACTGGTGGCCGGGCAAGAGCCGTGATCACCGTAAGCACGGGGCTGACGCATTCCCCTGGGAGGGCGCATCCGATATGGAGTGCCACGTCATTGATGAGCGCATCACCCGATTAGTATCACTGTTTATGTCCGCGCTGAACCGCGCGAATGTACGAGCATTCCCAATTGAGAGTGGTGATATTGCCCGCAGTAAACTGGTATCAGGATTCCTCAAGTGGATGGTATCCAGTGGATATATTCCACGCTTTTACCGCGAGATGGAACTCGGTGCTAACTACCTTCTTGAGCGCGGTGTACTTATTACTTACGTAGGATGGCAGCAGGAGGATCGTCGATTCCTCCAGAAGCTGGACCTAAACCAGATTGCACAGATGTCACCAGAAATAGCCGATGCTATTAACAGTGGCGAGATGGACGACGATTTGGTTGCTTTGCTGCAAACTGTATTTGAAGGCACATCCACGAAGCGAGCCAAGAAGGCAATCAAGGAACTACGCAAGAATGGCGTAGCCGAATTACCAGTTGTGCGCCGTCAGGTAAACGCACCCGACGTAAAGACATTAGCCCCTGATGGTGACTTCTTCTTTCCACCCTATGTAACGGACCCACAACGCGCTCCTTACTGCTTCTGGCGTACGTATTATACCCCACAGGAACTGGAGAATAAGGTAGTAACTGATGGCTGGGATGAAGGATTCGTTGAACACGTTATTGAGAAGTGCCGAGGCGTTAATGTTAATAGCATTGACCGCGAGCAGGAAGGTCGTCGCAGTATCAGCCTTACTGATAATGCTTACGAGGCTGAGGAGCTAATCGAGATTTGTTACGGATACCAGCGTCTAATTGACCAGGAGGATGGTGCTGAAGGCATTTACTGCACAGTATTCCACCGTGAGTTCAGTGGCGATGAGATGACGCAGGGCTACGCTAAGTTCGAGCTTCTTAACGGATACGAGGATTATCCCGTAGTTGTCACCAAGCTGTCCGAGGACAGCAAGCGTCTATATGACACGATGACTATCCCTTCGGTTCTTCGGGGTATCCAGAATCAAGTAAAGGTTGAGCGTGACTCACGCGTGGACCGCAACAGCCTAGCTACGCTGCCACCAATCCTGCACCCAGTAGGGCAGGCTCCTACTGACTGGGGACCTGGTCGTATGATTCCATATCGCCGTAAGGGTGATTTGGACTTCGCGCCAACGCCGTCCTATAACAGCGGCTCCCTTGAGATGGAGAATACACTTATGCAGCTTGCGGATCGTCTGGTTGGACTGGATGAGACCTCCAGCATCAGCCAGGTACGTAAACAGTTCCTTGTGGACAAGTTCCTTAGCCATACCGCTGAGGTGATTCGTATGGCATTTAAGTGCTTCCAGCGATTTGGACCCGATGAAATCTTCTTCCGCGTAACAGGTATTCCTGATCCGCAGGTTCTCGATAAAGGTAATCCTGATGAGAACTTCGACATCCTGATTAACTTCGATGTACAGAATACGGATCCTGACACAGTCCAGGCTAAGTTACAGCAGTTCGTTGCACTGAACCAACTGAATGCAAATGGTCGATTGAACGTGGACAGCCTGCTTGATGTAGCTGCCGCGAGCATTGACCCAGTTATGGCGGACGCAGTCCTTCAGCCAGTTGAGACAGCACAGCAGCAGGTAATCAAGGATGTAACCGATGACCTATCTAAGATCTTCGCAGGTATCGAGATGCCTGCACGTCCATCAGGTGCTGGGATTGCTATGCAGGCAATTCAGCAGTACACGCAGCAGCCAGACGTAGCGGAGCGACTTCAGAGTGACGAAGCCTTCCGTGCCCGTCTCGAGAAGTACGCCGGTCAGTACACATTCCAGATTCAGCAAGCGCAGAACGCTCAGATTGGTCGCGTAGGTACAGCACCTGCACAGATGGGTGAAATCCAAACACAGGGTCTATAATGCCGGGTAATATGACACCACAGCAGTACGCTCAAAAGCGCGCTGACGAAAAGAGAGCACAGGATTATTACCAGATGCTTGAACTGAACGAAGGTAATAAGCCACAGGTCTACAAGGACACAAAGGGCAACCGTACCATTGGTATCGGCTTCAATCTTGAGGATGCTAGCAATAGGCGGTTCCTCAAGGAGCAGGGCATTGATATCAATGAACTAACGGCTGGTCGTAAGCTAACTAAACAGGAGACAAAGATTATTTATAACCACAGCCTTACTAAGGCTTACAAGGATGCAATGAAATACGACAAGGGATTCTCAAGGCGTCCAGAGAATGTGAAGAAGGCACTTGTGGATATGTCATTTAATCTAGGGTTAACCAAGCTTAACAAGTTCAAGAAGATGAAGGAGGCCCTTCAGAAAAATGACTACGCTACTGCGGCTGATGAAGCCAAGGACAGTAATTGGTTCAAGCAGGTTAAAACCAGAGGACCACGCACAGTTGAACTAATTCGATCAGCAGCTCGATAGTATGAATATACAGGACGACATCAAGGCACTGCATAATCACGAGACATTTGCTCGGTTCATTAAGATGGTTCACGAACTCCGCGAGGAAACCATTCAGGAGCTTCACGAAGCCAGCAGTGATACGATTCAACAGGTATCAGGTCGTATTATTACGTATGACCAAATCCTTCAGTTAGCGAACTGGGAACGGTTAAGAGCAACGCATTCAGAAAGAATGTAAATGCCTATGTTATAATCCGCTCATCGCCATCGCTCGGCGTTAATGAGTGGAAACAATATGACAGACGAAATCTTAACTGCTAACGCTGAGGCAGACCAAAGTTCAGTGGACAATACTAATATATCCGTCGCGGATTTTGCAATGCGGAGACTGGGTGAGTTAACTCCCAAGGCTGAAGAGCCACAGGAGGAGCAAGCCGAAGTAACCGAGGAGCAGGAAACCGAGGAAGTAACCGAGGAGGTTGAAGAGGTCGCCCAGGAGGTAACCGAAGAAGCCGAGGAGGAAGCAACCGAGGAACCCGAAGAATCCGCAGATGTTCTTTCACAGTTGGATCTGGACGATATGTCCGAGGAGGACCTAAGGGAACTAGCAGAGAAGCTAGGTAGCCGCGCTGTAGCTCGATTCGGTGAATTGACTGCGAAGCGTAAAGCTGCTGAGGAGCGACTTGCTAAAATGGAGGCTCAGTTAAATCAGAACTCAAACCCTCTTGATGCAAAAAAGAAAATCGAAAACAACCCATTCGGTAATCTCGACACGATTGAGAAATTACAGGAAAAGGCAGTTGAGGTCGATAGCATCGTTGAGTGGGCTGAGGATATTCTGTTTGAAAGTGATGCCTACGCCGCGGATGACGTAGTTACAGAAGTAGATGGTAAGGATCTCACAAAGGCTGATGTGCGTAAAGCCCTGTTACAGGCGCGTAAGGCACAGAAGACCTTCTTGCCGGACCAGTTAAACACCCTTCAGACCCAAGCTCAAGCGGAGCAGTTATCTGCTGCATTTGAAGCGAAGGCTCAGGAGGAGTTATCTTGGTTAACCGGTGAAGATAATGACCTACGGAAGCAGTACGAAGCAACCGTTGGTGACCCACGATTCAAGGAGCTTAAAACAATTCTTAAGAAAGAAGCACCTGACGTTGCGTCCCAACTGGACTATTGGTTCGCTCACGCTACCAACAGCATCTATGGCCGCAAACCTGTGGTCGAAACTAAGTCATCACCAAAGCTGAATCCACCTAAGACAGGTACACCTGCTTCGGCTAAACCAGAAAAAGCTATGGGAAGAACAGCCAAGGCTCTAAAAGAATTAGAGACTAGGTTTAAACAGACGGGTAATCCTAAAGATTTCGCCGAATTACGTAAACTTAAAATGGCCGCTGGCCGATAATCATTCATTAATTCATTCACTTATTAACTAATACTTATTATGGCATTCTCAAACACATATGATGCAACCAATCCTGGATCGGCTGTTTCTAATCGTGAGGACTTGACTGACGTCTTGACTATCCTTGCGCCCGAAGAAACTCCAATCCTTTCTTCCGCTAACAAACAAAAAGCATCCGCTACTAATGTTGAGTGGACCGTTGACAGCCTTGCTGCTCCTAGCACCGCAGGTATCGACGAAGGTGCTGACGTAACAACCTTCACTGACAAGTTCGCTGGTCGTGCTCGTCTCGGTAACTTCGTTCAGAAGTTCCGCCGTGACTATATGGTATCCGACCTGCAAGAAGCAGTTGATTCCGTTGGTCCAGCTAAGATCGCTCAAGCAGAAGCTAAAGCAATCCGTGAAATCAAGCGTGACATCGAAGCTACCCTTGCTGGTACTCAGGATCGCGCCCAAGAAGACGGTGCAGGTACTGCATACGCCCTTCGTGGACTTGGTGACTGGATTGACAGCGCAGGTCCTTCGGACGTTCCTGCTGGCTTCCGTACACCTGCTGCAAGCATCGTTGATGTTACTGATGATGACTTCGCTGAAAGCGAACTGAACGGTATCATTTCCTCGATCTTCAAAGTAACTGGTTCGAGCAACAACCTTATGTTGGTTGCTGACACTGCACTTCGTAGCGACATCAGCGACTTCGCTCGCATCAGTGGTGATAACGATAACAGCGTACGTAACGTGAACTACAACGGCGAAAGCGGCAGCATCAAGCTCTCCGTTGACCTGTACCAAAGCGACCACGGTATCGTATCCGTTGTTAACGCTAACCCTGATTGTATGCCAGTACAGGCCGGACAAGCAGGAATGGCTGGCTACGTTGTCAACCCTGACTACTACGGTGTGCACGAACTGATCCCAATGGGTTCGACTCGTCTGCCTAACCTTGGTGGTGGTGAGCGTGGATTCGTTGATTGCGCC